TGCGCAACATCAGACCATTTGGTGATTGGAGTATTGGGGCTACCAAGTGACAACGCACCGTTATTCATCATGAAGTGAGCAAGCTCTGTTTCAAGGTCGGTAACGATTCGCTGGCGAACCGGCGCGAGAATTTCCTCCAGTTGGTTAAGCTTGATCGCTTCCTCCAGTTGCTGATATTCAACAGCAACAGTGATGTAGTTACCTACACGCCCCGTAGCTTTACCTGAGATCAGGTTGTTTTTATTTTGCCCTGAAATATCACCAGTGGGAGTACGGAGGGATGAGAATTGATGCGGACGTTTAAAGCTAACGCTATCGCCAGTGCTGGAGTTGATTTCACCTGCCAGCAACTGACGGTCTACGGTTTTCGCCAGAACTAAATCTGACATAAAACCAGGAAGGAATTTTTTCAGAACGATTTGACTGACGTTACTGTCGAGATTGTTAGGCATTTATCTTTTCCTTATTCGATTTTTGCGCCGGGGCATAATTTGTTGAATTCGTCTTGTTTCGCATCAGCACCGCCACCACGTACTTCCGGCTCTGGCTTGATGGCTTTCTTTGGTTTTGGAGCAAGGCTTACCTGTTTGCTAATCTGCCCCAAGAGGAATGCTGCGCGAATTGGATCTGTCTCAGCGGCTACACGCTGGCGTAATTGCTGGCTCTTACCTAAGCCATAGGCGAGTAGTTCAGAGCCTTCGTCTGCACAGTGAATGATGATTTCCTGCTGAATTGGTGGTAGCTCACTAAGAACAATGGCCTCCATTTCCTGATAATCTTTCACAGGAAGTTTGGCTGCCCGTTGTTTATGCGCTTCTACCCTTTGCTGGAAACGCTGTTGGTATTCCTGTTGCTGACGTAGTTTTTGTTGCTGCTGCTGTTCGACACGGCCTTTTTTCTCATGCCAATCAGTCAATGCCTGTTCAAACGCCTGTTCGTCATAATCACACGACTCAAGAGTCGGTTTTGGTGGAATAGCGTCTGGTTGTGGTTGCTGATGTTCCGCAGGCTTGGCTAATGCTTCCTCAAGCTGGCGGCGCAACTCACGGTTTTCTTTCTGTGTTTCTTTGAAGCCTTTGCGAAGATCTTTCACCCATTGCGGTGCAGGTTGCCCGTCAATGTGATCATCATCGTCAGCGTTAAGCTGAATTTCTTCATCACCAATACGCAAGGCGTAATCTTCTGGTGTCTCTTCGGTTTTTTCAGGATCAGTTGCCATCTCTTTTCCGTTGTCATCCTGGCTTTCATTCTCAGGCTGTGACTCTGTTTGGATGATGGTTTCTTCTGCATTTTCCTGTGTTTCAGACAGGTCAATAACCTGACCGTCGATGATCAGTTCGTTTTCCATTGATTACTCCTGGTTAACTCGGCATTAAGTCTGCCGGAGACTGCGGTGGTGACTGGAATTGCTGTTGTTGTGACTCGGCGACATCTTTCAGAAGGCGTATTGCCTCCATCACTGCTTTGTCATCGATGTTTCTGGCTTGAGCCAGTTTATAGACAGTGTTTGCCTGACTCTCCATCGCATCCTGCTGGGCAGTAAATGCTTTGATTTGAGTTTGAGCAGTTTCGTTAGTTGCTTTTTGCGCTTCTGCCTGCGCTGCTACCATTTGCGCCTGAGCGAGAACCATTTCAGGATTTGGCTGGCTTTGTGCTGCCATTTGCGCCTGTTGAACAATCTGCTGCTCTTTCTCATTGCGTGGTTTTGCAATACCAGATATCAGCAGTTGGTTTCGGTTGTACTCTTTGAAGTCATCAAGGCCTTCGCCATCGATATTGTCCAGAATAATACCCTGAATTGCCGGGCGCATTGGGTCTGTTGGAAGCATAGAGCTAAGGACATTTGTCAGTACAGAAACCGTTGCATCACGTCGTGCTGTGTAGCTTGGTCCAACATCAACCGTCACATCGTATCGACCGACAGAAAGGTCATTTAACGCAACAACAGCCCCTGTTTGCCTGTCAACAACCTGTGCGCTCAGGACAGCGATATCATCACTTCCATCTTCGTTAACGATGCGCACTTCACGCTCTGAACCGTACACTTCACGCGCCATTGACAGCCATACTTCACCAGCGCGTTTAAGACTTTTCGCCATATTGTCCAGATAGATAAACGAAGCCATATCTGCTCTGTTCATCAAGTTGTTAACCGTTTCCTGAGCAATATTACTTGGCATCTGCTGCATGGCCTGACTGCCGCCTGTAACCTCCTGAATATCAGCACTGGTTTGCTGTAGTAATGCAGCCAATGCCTGATTCATAACCGCAGGCTGTGTATATCCTGCCGGGGTAGCTCCAGCGATAATGTTGCCAGATTTATCTCTCACTTCGCGCAACGGCAAGAACGCTGGTCGTTTCTTGTTGCGAGCCTCCCAGTGCTTCTCAAGTCCACGAATTTGCTCCATGCCAACTATAGGGATCTGACCGGGGTCTTGCGCTGCAGTATCAGCCAGCATTGAAACCTGAAGGTTGTACAAACGCTGTGGATCCATTGCTTTTGCAATGTGCCCTTCGACACGCTCAATGTCATCAATGAACCAGCGTTTTCCATAAACCGGGATGAGGGGGATATGCTCACCAGGAATACGTCGAGGTTTCTCAAGGAAACCATCACCATCCACTACGGATACATACACCCGACGGCGCTTCACTGAGCGCCTTGCCACTTCCTGAAATCCAGCTATTGCCAGTTCATCTTCAATATCTTCGACCTGATCACTGTCGTATGTTGCAATCTCTCCAGTGATTTGATGTCGATAACTGATAACATCAACAGACTCTTTACGAACTTCGTAATACTTCGCTATGTAAATAACATCTTCATCAAACCAGTCATATTCCCAACTGGTCATAGACGTTACGTCCAGAGAAGCAGGAGGTTTCTTTCCGTATTCAGCCTCATATTTTTCAGGTGACAACGAATACATGCAGAACGCCCACAACGCGTCAGATTTGTCGTACTTCTTAGCGTCAGGGTCAAACCACACGGAGCGCGACGGGTCGTATATTGGTTCAATAGCAATACGCTGACGATCGTCCATGGGGTCGTATTCATTGACCAGCATCGACGTCAAACGGAAGCAACCGAAACCACCAGTAGCAGCGTCGTCAAATGCATTATCGCAAGCCTCACCGCCATCAGTTTCTTCGTAGTCAGCACGGAACAGACCATTTAATTTATTGGCTAACTCTTCGCTTGCCTCTCTGTCACCAGGACGAAACTTAACGGTGATTCTGTTATTGCGGTATTCTGCAATGATGCGGTTAAGTTCAGTTGCTACCTTATTGATTTCAAACTTAGGATACTTCTCTAACTGCTCATCAAGCTTAGTTCCAGCCGCCGTTGCTCCTTCCCATTGACCTCCGGGGACACGAGCAAACCTCGTAGCTTCAATGCACTTTTCGCGCACTTCCTTCTGTGGAGAATAGGCGCGGTCAAACCTGAGCATGATCCGCTCATGTTTTTTCTCTAATGTCTCTGCCATGTTTACCAACCGGAGGATGAGGGAACGTATATTTCAGTTTCTTCGCGGACCAATGCCGGGCAATGCATACACATCATCAGCGCATCAGCCAGGTTAGGAGATGGAATACCGAGCTTCTGCTTCATTTCGACCTTAGTCATTAGCTCCAGCTTCCCGTTGTTATTGAATTTGCGCTGAATCTGCGTCAGTTCTGCAAACAGCTTCTCCAGCATCTTCTCGCCTATCGCTTCTTTGTCGAAACTCAGCATGTCGTCTGGGTCTGCATACTCACCGTAAACAACCGCCCGATATGTCAGATACAGCCTGTCAGCCAGCGCGTAATAGAATTGCGCTCGCTTATTGCGGAACACATCACCAATAGTGCGAACGTTGTCGCCCTGTACGACTTCATCAGCCCATGCTCCGGCCTGATACGGCGCATCTTCATCGAATGGCGATTCACTGCCCTTGAACATCGTGGCGGTGATTTTCTTGCCGGAGAACGCTTCCGTTGTCTGTCTGCGTAGGCCCGCACCGACGCCATCACCATCCCACAGGTAATGGTCAGCGCCGTCTTCAATCGCCAGCGAAGTAGCCCAGTCAGCACCCTCGTTGATGTCCATCAGCAGACCTTCGGCAATGCGCTTAACTACCGAACCGTGACGCGATGCGTAACCTTTAGCATCCGGTCCTGTATCTGACGGGTCATGCGCAGAGACAACCGCACCTTTCGCTTTCCATCCGAGTTTCTTGTGCGCATCGGTTGCAGCTTCAAGCCATTCACGTTTGATGATTGCCATATCACTTGCGCTCACTGGCTCACCAAGCCAGATGTGACGATACAGTGTCGGATTTCTGCGTTTACACTCTTCCATCTCCAGACGGAGAACTTCAGGAAAATGCGGGTTGTCGGTGTAGTTCACCGTCAGCAGGCAAATATCATCAGGAGGATTTACGACGAACCGCTGATAGGTATCGTCGAGGATGTTTTTCGGGTTGAAGCTCACCCATATTTCGGAAAACGGCTTGCGGATGGTTGGTATCAGGATGTCCCATGATTCCTTCGTTACCGCTTCCGCTTCTTCCACCCAGCAAATATCAATACCTTCGAGCGATTTAATCTTCGTCGGGTTGTTTTTTATGCCGTAGAACATGAATTCAGCATTCGTTCCGAGATGACGAATCATTGAACGTTGAATTTCAAACTCAGCCGAATACCCTTCCCGCTCGATGGTGTCTTCAAGCAACCGGATTACCGAATCACTGATACTGTTTTGCAGCTCGCGAGCGCAGAGAATACGCACCGGCTGCCGACGCGCCGCTTCAACAAGCAGCCTCGCAATTGCCCATGATTTACCGCTACCTCGACCGCCTTTGGCGACTTTGTAGCGATGCGCCTCAATGAACGGTTCAAAGATAGGATTAATCGAGGTCATTTTCCGAATAGAGTGCTCATCGGTGATGTTTCAATCTGGATTGCGCCGCCGTCTTTACCTGTTAACTCGTGATCAACCTTGTCGCGCCATTTATCCTTCTGTCGGTTCTTAAGCCAGAAGATGGCAGCTGTTGTATCAGGCGGGTAATACTTCTCAAGCGGAGTTTCGACAATTCTGTTTTCAATAACACGAATATCGATGTCTGGAGCCACAAAGCCCATAGCGCGTTGATAAAGACGGTCACTAACTTCTGCATCAGCGACGGCCTTACCCTTTTTTATGGACTCCGAAAACTTAGGATAATCAAGCTTCCACTTGTTAATAGTTGACTCACTGACTTCAAAGAAATCAGCAAGTTCTGCATCGGTGTAGCCCAGCAAGCACAGTTTGCGTGCCTGTTCGGCATACGCCTCTTGATACTTTGTTGGGCGCGCCATGTTTATGCTCCGGTAGTGAACAGGTCTAACGCTTCCTTCGATTTACGCACCGCTTCGATTGTGCGGGTCGTGATATCCGAATTAGCGCCGCCTGACTGGAAGTGAATTTTGAATAGCTCAAGCTTCAACTCGTCAGTACCAATGAACTGAAATGCTTCTTCTGCGGCTGCGTTCTGGTTCATGACCAGCTTGTAAATCTCTAACTGGAATTTCTGTTCTTCAGTCATGGGAATAATCTCTGCCATTGTTGGCTCCGTTTATCCGTTAAAAGGGATATCAGTTAAGTTATCCCGTGTAGGGTATAAGCCATTGTCGAGACCACTCATTGAATGGTCTCTGCAATAACCGATGTCTTTCCATCAGTCCGCCACCACAAAGAATCTTTTTTGCCATAAGGCAGGAGGTTCATCTTTCAGTGGCTGCCAGTGTTATTTCCCCACTTACTGGCTTGGGTTGTTTCGCGGTACTGCCGTAATGCAAAAACTGGATTAACCTGCGAAATCACACCATTCCGGGCAAATACATTTGCACTTCATTTGCCACTCTCTCACGTGCAAAATGAAGCAATCTTTTTCGCCCACCAACGCCCCACTTAGCCATTTGGCTTGCGCACTGGCTTATCGCTTTGGTTTCAGTATTGATGATGTGATCGATTCTATTCAGACGGGACATTGCGCCAACGCCGAGACGGACAACCGTTTTGAAAACTTCATAAACTTCGATTTCAAATTCCGGCTTAATCCATGCTGCATATCTGATTGCCAGAAGTTCAACACCCCACACACCTGGTTCTGCACCACCTTTGATTATTTTAAGTGGTTGAATTTGTTCCAAAGTGCTTTTTTGCACTTTGGCCTCCAGTGCTTTTATGAAGCGTTTTATCTGCGCGCTACGCAAAAACTGGCTTGGGCGCTGTTGCTCTGTAGCCTCTCCATTTGCAACTGCTGCTGCATGGAGATCGTTTAAGTTGTAGCGTCCATCCTCATCAACACGAACGGACACACCATTGACAATAACTGTTGGGTACTTCATCAGTGATTACCTTTTAGTGATGAACCTTGTCACACAGGATTCCGGCCCACAGAAAGGCACCGATCACCAAACCGGCATCCTCAAGGGTCATCCTGAAAGGTTCTGTGTTCAGAAGTCGCGCGTGTGAAGCGCGTTTGTTGCAGATATAAAAAAGCCCCGCGAATGCGAGGCTAAATCCTGGTATTTGTAATGACTGGCTCTTATCTCAACGCAGCCCCTTACCGCGCGCCAGATGCTCAATATCAAGCATCAGCAATGAGATGTTTAATCTGGATTCACTCCAGAAGTGATCACCACCCTGCCTACAGAGCCAGATGTGAAGGATGATGAGTAAAATTATCGCTATCATCGAAGGCATTGCGTCCTGATGTATTCCTGAAGCGTTCTCAGTGCTGTTTGGTCGCGGATAATTCCGTCCCGGACACCGAGAACGTTTCGTCCAGCAACTGGAGAGAGTTCGACGGTGGCATCATTGCCCATGCCGGAGGCGCCGGAGGTTTCGGCTGAGGATGGCACAGGGCATTTTCCTTTGACGAGCACCCTGCCACCATTATCAAGCTTGCGCCGAAGAGCATCATTTTTAGCTTTCGCATCAGCTAACTCCTTCGTGTATTTAGCATCGAGTGCATCAGCAGAACGCTGGCGCTGCTGCATGTCAGTAATGGTGGCGGTCGCCTGCTTCAGCTCACTGACTTTTTTATCTCGCTGTTCTTTGTAGGCGATGGCGTTATCACGGTAATGATTAACAGCCCATGACAGGCAGACGATGATGCAGATAACCAGAGCGGAGATAATCGCGGTTAACCGACTCATGACATCAACACCCCAACGGCCAGAAACCACGGACACGCATCGTTGCCATTCAATGCGAGCAACGCTGCCATGAAAAAGCAAATCATGCTCATTGTTGCCCCCACAAACAGACTTCACGCTCAATCTCACGACGGGTCATCAGCCCTTTCCATTGCTTACCGCCAGCGTATGTCCAGCGCCGTAGCTGATCACATGCGCCCTTGATATCGCCCTGGTTTATTTTGCGAAGAAGCGTCGATGTTCTGAAATTGCCTGTGCCCACGTTATAGACGAACGAGTAAAGAGCGCCGCGCGTTGTTTCCGGTATATCGACTTTGATGTACGGGTTAATTTGTCTGGCGACCGTGGCAAGGTCTTTATTCAGGAGGGCTTTGCATTCTGCTTCGGTATACGTTTTACCGAGCATGATGTCTTTTCCGGTGTGTCCGTGGCATACAGTCCATACACCAACAATATCTTTGTATGGTATGTAGCTGACACCTTCCAGACCATCGTTACCACTTGGTCCAGTGATTAACACAGATGCTATAGCAATAGCCCCACCACTTATCGCCGCTATTACGCTATTTCGTAGTGCCGGTGACATTGCCATTCAATCTGTCCTCGCGCTCTTTGCGCTTGTAGTACCAGTTGATGCCAAATGTGCCGACAGTACAAAGAATACCAATGATGACAGCCCAGTCATTCAGGGAGAGAATGCCACCCATCGCAGTCAGTCCTCCGAAGCTGTAACTGAACCATTCTCTTATTTTGTCCATACGGTACATGCTCTACCCCTTCATTGAGGGGATTTGCTCTATTTAATTAGGAATAAGGTCGATTACTGATAGAACAAATCCAGGCTACTGTGTTTAGTAATCAGATTTGTTCGTGACCGATATGCACGGGCAAAACGGCAGGAGGTTGTTAGCGCGACCTCCTGCCACCCGCTTTCACGAAGATCATGTGTAGAAGGCCGCAGCGTAACTATCACTGATGAATTCAGGATAGCCAGTGGCTACGGCTCAGTTTAGGTTGTGCTGTTGCTGGGCGGCGATGACGCCTGTACGCATTTGGTGATCCGGTTCTGCTTCCGGCATTCGCTTAATTCAGCACAACGATAAGAGCACTCGGTGCATTTAAGCCAAGCCCCATAAGGGAGAATGCTCTTACCTGTTGCACAGATATAAAAAATCCCGAAACCGTTATGCAGGCTCTAACTATTACCTGCGAACTGTTTCGGGATTGCATTTTGCAGACCTCTCAGCCTGCGATGGTTGGAGTTCCAGACGATACGTCGAAGTGACCAACTAGGCGGAATCGGTAGTAAGCGCCGCCTCTTTTTATCTCACTACCACAACGAGCGAATTAACCCATCGTTGGGTCAAATTTACCCAACTTTATTCAAAAAGTCAATATCATGCCGTTAATATGTTGCCATCCGTGGCAATCATGCTGCTAACGTGTGACCGCATTCAAGATATTGTCTGCGATTGACTCTTCCTTGTGGCATTGCACCACCAGAGCGTCATACAGCGGCTTAACAGTGCGTGACCAGGTGGGTTGAGTAAGGTTTGGGATTAGCATCGTTACAGCGCGATATGCGGCGCTTGCTGGCATCCTTGAATAGCCGACGCCTTTGCATCTTCCGCACTCTTTCTCGACAACTCTCCCCCACCGTTCTGTTTTGGCTATATCAACCGCACGGCCTGTACCGTGGCAATCTCTGCATCTTGCTCCCGGCGTCGCAGCACTACGGCAATAATCCGCATAAGCGAATGTTGCGAGCACTTGCAGTACCTTTGCCTTAGTATTTCCTTCAAGTTTTGCCACACCACGGTATTTCCCCGATACCTTGTGTGCAAATTGCATCAGATAGTTGATAGCCTTTTGTTTGTCGTTCTGGCTGAGTTCATGCTTACCACAGAATGCAGCCATTCCGAATCCGGCTTGTGATTGCGCCATCCCCATAGCAGCCATCACATCAGTACCGGAAAGAGAGTCAGAAGCCGTGGCCCGTGGTGAGTCGCTCATCATCGGGCTTTTTGGCGAATGAAATTTAGCTACGCTTTCGAGTCTCATCGTCTTCCCCTCTTGCCCTGTTTGACCATCAGGACGCCGTTAACTATTACATGACGCTCGCCTTTGCTGTCTCGGTTGTACTTGAGCACTGTTCCTCTTGCGCAGGAAAGCATCCTTGCCACTTCGGTCTGATTGCCTCGTGTCTGGATAAGAAGCTCTGGTATCGTTTGAATTGTGGCGTTCATGCGTTCTCCAGTTCGGTGATTTTTATTCCAAGCCTTCCGCCTGGTACTTTCACGCCACGAATTACGCGAATGTCATCGAATTGCTCGTCGTCTTCCGCAAATCCGGCGTGGATAAGGGAGTCGAGTAAACCTTTCAGGATGTTGTCGAGGTCGCGGCGGCGGGAGTCTGGAACGTCTGCGATGACTTTGATACGGAGTCGTGATTTGGTGAAAATGTCTAACTTGAGTTGGCGGATGATTTGCTGAACGTCTTTTCGGTATTTCTGGCCTTTATCGCTGATGTAGTATTGGCTTCCCCGTCTTCGCCAGTAGGTATTCACCGACGGCGGGTAAGGAAGCACAAACTGATATTCGTTCATGGCTTAATCTTCCCCTCCTTCAGCAGTATCGCCTGCGTCCTGATCACGCCTTCGAGGTGGTAAAGTCTGGCGTCTTTGTTGTCGAGATTATGGGTGCGTCGGTCGATTTCATCGTGACACGCGCTACAAGCCCATGCGCCGATCAGGTCGTCAGGCTTCATTCCCGTTCCGCAAATTCCAGCCATCCGGTAATGTGCCAGAACTGTAGTTTCAGGATTGCCATTGCATACGCCGTAAATACGTACCTGACATTCTCTGCCGCGTGCTTCTTTGCGTAGATTGGCCATTAAGCAGCCTCCCCTGTTACTTTCAGCATTCCGTTATCGAGCAGCTTTCTGGTCAGCCACTGTTGGCCACGCCCGGTGATTTTTGTGGTGAACGATATCTGTATTCCGTGATTTGTATTGACCGCTGTTTCTTTCACTGTGAAATAGCCGCGATCCATATATTCCTGCATTGGCACATTGCGCCGGGAACCTGAAGCAATAAGGATTTTGTGATCGCGCATCCACGCAAACAGTTTGTTTGGACCAATTCCAACAACCTTTGCAAAGTTTCCAATCAAAATTCCGCTGGCCTCGCCAACGCGATCGGCAAACTCAACTTTAGGTGCGGCAATTGCGAGCTGGTTTTCCAGTTGCATTTTCTGCTCAGCAAGATCAGCAGCAAGGCGCAACGCTTCTGGTAGCGTTTTGGGGATATTAACCGCAGCTTCTTCAAGCTCTCGCCAACGGTCAACAAGACGAGCGGTGAATTCCGGCGACAACTGAGCGACGACAATAATGCTGTCGCGCTTACCTTGTTCGCCTTCGAAGACGTAGAAATAACGCTTCCCGGTAATAACACCTAAATCATTGATTATGTTAGTGTGCTGCAATGCAGGAGGCTTGATAACGCCACGTTTCACCAATCTATCTATGGATACTTTTACATTGCTATGGCGGCTTTCTACCAACTCAGCGATTTCAATGCTTGTCATTTTGATGGCATTGCCATTTATTAACTCACTCATCGTCTTCTTCCTCGTACATTGAGCTATTCGGATCGCTCATCAGTTCTGCGCAGCAATCGGAGCACACGTGAACTTCCAGAAAATGCAGCTTTTGACCGCAGTTAGCGCACGTTAAAGCCCGCTCGACGCTTTCTTGTTCGTAACTTCGATTTGGGTCAATCACCTTGTTTTCCTCGCACGTTCTCTAAGCCACCGGATATCCCACAGGTGAGCCGTGTAGTTGAAGGTTTTTACGTCAGATTCTTTTGGGATTGGCTTGGGTTTATTTCTGGTGCGTTTCGTTGGAAGGTATTTGCAGTTTTCGCAGATGATGTCGGTGAAACTTCGTCGCTGTCGTCTCATGCCGCCCTCCTGACGCCCTGCCCGATCGCCATCAATGCCGCTTTGGATACGGTAGTAAACATCCGTCGAGGACTGATGAACGGTCGCCAAATCAGCAGCATGGAGCCTTTGCTGTTTCCCTTCTTCTCCAGCCCTGTCGATGGTTCGATAAAATTAATCCGTCCATCAGTGATAATGCGAACTTCGTCGACACTCTCCAGAGCCTTGCTGAACCATCCGACTGACATATCCTCTGGCACAAGCATAACTACCGTCTGTCGCTGTTGTATGCACTGCTCAGTGGCTTTTTCCACCCACGGCCTGATATTGCTGTACGGTGGGTTATTCCAGATTGCACCGTGGCTTATCCACTCAGAATTGAGCGCGTCGTCGGCCTCAGTTAGCCAGTGAGCGCACAGAGCATTTTTGTCGCTCGCTGCCGAATCCAGCCAGAATCCAAACTCAATATCCAGTGCATCAAAAAGCCAAAGCGGTGTTTGCCAGCAGTCCTTGTCGTGTGCTGGCGTATTTGATTTGATAGTCATGCAGCCTTCCCTTTTCGTTGTGACCATTCATACTCTCGCCGGGAGTCATCACTCCACCGCACGTTGCGCTCTGAGCCGAACCAAAACATGATTTCGATAAGCTCAGTCATGCTGGCCTTTCGCATTTTGCTGGTACGCACGCCAAGCATGACAACGCCACCGTCGATACCAGGCACACTTCGTTGCTCCAGTTTTTTGGTCTTAAGCCACAGGGCAGTAAACAGGTCTTTCCAGTCCTCCGGCGCAAGTCTCTGTCCATGCCAAAGCACCTGACGTGATACGTCCTGCAATAACGCCCACATAAGGCGGTTTTGAGGATTGCTCCGCTTGGGTTCTTTAATGTGGACTTCGTGAGGTGACTTGTCGTCGATCGGAAGTGAGAGTATTGCGTCTATGGCGTTATTTCTGATTGCTTCGTTGCGAAGCATGTATATTTGCTTCATTGTTACCTCGACTTAATTCTGCTCATTGATACCCCCTCTCACTTAATCGCCTCCACGCTTCGTTAAACTCTTCTCGGGTTGCGCCGGATTTTCTTTCTTCAAACATCATGCATTCGCTGATGTCTCCCCATGACTTTGGTCGCTTTTCAGCGAACAGATCATCCCATTCGAATACCCAACGGCCTGATTTTCGGTAGTGGTAAATGGTCAGCCATGTTGTGCTGTTCGCTGGATACCCATAGAGAACTTCGACTTTTTGATCACGGTCTTTATGCTTTTTCAGCAGGATAAAGCCAGCAACCAGCGAAGCTCCGGCAAGAATGATGATTGGAATTTGCCAGTCAGCCACACTTCCCTCTCCCACAAATAAAAAGGCCTGCGATTACCAGCAGGCCTGTTACAAGCTCAGTGATGTAGATGGTCATACGTCAGCCCCTTGTGCATATCGTCTGCCACGCGCAGCAGGTGCATTTGATGCTGTGCAAATCTGTCTGGCTTCATCCTGGTCACATGCAACAAAGTGTCCGTTACAGAACCGCTGGTAAACCGTACCAAGTGAGCCAAAACGGTTTTTCGTCACGATGATTTCAGCAAATGGCGCAGCGCTACTGTTCTCGTCATATACCGCTTCCCGATAGAGCATGATGATTGAGTCTGCGTCCTGCTCAATGCTTCCTGAATCACGCAAATCTGCGTTTGTCGGGCGTTTGTTTGGTCGCTTCTCAACATCGCGCGAAAGCTGACTCAGGGAGATAACCGGTGTTTTCAGGTCTTTCGCCATCGCCTTCAGGCTTCCGGAGATGTGAGCAATTGCGAGGTCGTTGCGGTCTGCTTTCGGCTTCTCAATCAGGCCAAGATAATCCGCCATGATGAGTGAGAGGTTTGGATTTTCCTGTTTGTGCCGTTCTGCGATTGAGCGTATTTCTTCGACCGATAACCGCGAGGCATCGACTACCCATACATCCAAATCTGCAAGCTGACTCATGCCGTTAGCAACACGTGCCCAGCCCTCGTCATCCATCGATGCAGGATTTCGCAGTACGCTAACCGACATCCTCCCGGCGTTGGCAATGCTTCGCTCTGCAATCTGCAATGCGCTCATTTCCATTGAGAAAATCAATACTCCGCGCCGGACGTCAGAACCAGGAATAACGCGGCTTGCAACGCCTTCGGCAATCTTCAGCGCCAGCTCGGTTTTCCCCATACCAGGACGAGCAGCGATTATCACCAGGTCTTCTGCGTTCATCCCTCCGGTGATGGCGTCAAGTTCTTCGATTCCGGTCTTCAGGGTATCGGACTCTTCTCCGTTCCTCAGACGCCTGTCAAGCGTGTCAGTGTAGTCGGTGATGATTTCCCCTAACCGTACAGGTTTAACCTCGTCACGGGGCTTTCTGATGGCTGAAAGACGCTTTACAAGTTCATCCATCGCCTGACTCGATGCGTCGATGGTTCCGCTCTGAATTGGTTCACGCATTTCATCCATGATTTCCAGCACCAGACGGCGGTGATAGTTATCCGCAACCATTCCGGCATATCCCTTCAGGTTTGCGGCACTCGGGCAGTTTTTGCTGGTCATCAGGATTGACGTGAAATGCTCCTCTCCGCACGCCTCGGCAACCATCAGCGCGTCGATTAGGTTTCTGTTTCGCGCCTGCTTGCGGATAACCTCGAAGGCTTTCCGGTAGAGCGGAATTGAAAACGCTTCCGGCTCCAGCGTTGCCAGAACGTCACTGGCGGTTGGTGTTAATCCACCAATCAGCAGGCCACCGATAACACTCGCTTCGATATCCTGTCTCATGCAATCCCCCTGTCTGCAAACTTCCCTTCCCGAACTCCCGTTAACGAGTCTTCTCTCAGCAGGTAATCAAAATCAGCCGTCCAGCCCGTGTCGTTGTCTCCGAAGTAAAACGGCTTGGCCTGATGTACAAACGCCCTGACATACGCTCTGAAACCGTCCACGTTTGGCGTTTTCAGTTGCGGAATGATTTTCTTCAGGCGACGTTTGCGTTTCTCGTTGACCGCAACAGCGTGTGGCAGTCTGTCACCGACTTCGGTGTTGTAGGCGTTCAGGAAGGATTCATAGTCGATTCGTTCTGCCTTGCGACGTTCAGGTTTAACCTGCCCATCGCCGCCCCCGTTAGGGGGTAAGGGGGTATTTGTATTTATTGTCTTTTGTATATTGTCTTTTGTGTTTGACTGATTCGGTAAATTGCTTTTTACCGATTTGGTGAAGGTTTGTTTTACCGAATTGGTAAATGTTTTACCGAATCCGTTAACTTTCGTTTTCCACTCGGAAATGTTTGTATTCATACCAACTTGACGCCCCACCTGAATGAGAACTCCCATTCTGATAAGCTCGTTTTTGGCGGTAGAGCATTTGGTTGGTGCCATGCCAGTGAGTTCAGCGAACTGTTCGTTTCCGATCCAATCTATTTTTTTGTTGTAACCGTATGTCTTGCGCCACACAGCCATAACAATCAGTAACTGATGTAGAGTAAGTCCAGAAAGCATGGCGGCTTCTAACAGTGTGTTTGCAGTCCGAGTGTATCCATCTTCGAGTTCTGCCACGCGATGCTCCACGACCTCCAGTTGAGGCCTGTAATCAGCTAACTTAACGACGCCCATGTTTCACTCCTGCTTTGGCTAGTCTGTAAACACCAACAAGGCGCTCTGCGAACGCCCTGTTATTTGCTGCGGCTACCACTAATCCCTCAGGTGAATCAGGGTGTCGAATCTCTTCTTTTTCCTGGTATTTCTTACGACGTTTTGTCATAATTACTCCTGTGGATTGATCCAGTCTTTCTACATCAGGCCTCGAAGAATTCGCCGTTCTTCGGGGCTTTTTCTTTTGTCAGGTAATCGGCAAGTCGCTTAGTCAGCTCAGCCATTTCATCGTCTTCGATTCCGTATTCCAGAACAGCCAGCATCATGCTTACCTGCGAGAAGAAACCATTCTTCCATCGGCTTACCTGATATTCAGGAACCCCCATTGCTCGAGCGAATGTCTTCTGCCCCATCAGTGCCAGTTTGTTCAGCAAGGCTGACTCGATGCGAGCCGCTTTCTTGCTTTTAGTTGCAATAGTACCCATAGATAATTTCCTTAATGATTAGATAGAGTTGGCTTCGCAAAGAAACGCAAAACCATAGAGATTTGTTTCTGGTAATGCCCTTTTTCAGGGCGGGGATGTGTAAGAGCGTTAATAACTTAAGCGGCCATTAATTCAGGCCAGATGCTTTCCCAATCAACCGGATGAAGGTCTTTGCGAGTCACTTCACCATTGCTGAACTTCTCAATCAGAACACAAAGTGCTGCGCCCAATTCATGATTACGGCTAAGTGCTTTCCTCAAATAGCCGATAGAAGTTCCGCACTTGGTGGCAAATTCTCTCTGCTCTTCCAGTGAAAGGGAGTTCAGATACAAGCGGAGTTCTTCCATTTGCTATCTCCTTCCCGTTGTTGAATAAGATGAGTTTACCTGTAGGTAAAAAGCAAATCAATACCCATAGGTTATTTACCGGCAGGTAATCAAAGATAGAATTAAATCATGGATAAATACGAACAAAGACGACTAAGGCTGATAGAGATAAGAGACCGATTCTGTAATGGAAAGGCCTCAGAGTTGGCTCGTCGAATAGAAAGGGAACCATCATACGTTTCCAGAATGCTGTATCCGGAAGGAAAAAGCGGAAAAAAACGCATTGCTGACGATATGATGGAACTAATTGAAAAATCTTTTAATCTCCCACGCGGATGGATGGACATGCTTGCAGATGGTAAAGCTGGAGCTACGGACCATCTTGAGTTTGCGGGTAACGTTCGTGCGGGTTTTGTTCCGGTAATTGGTGAAGCCGTTTTGGGAGTTGATGGCTCAGTGGATATGATTGAATTCAGATCCGGTTGGTTAAGCATCTACAGCGGCGATAAAGATGCTTACGGTCTGAAGGTTAAGGGTGACAGCATGTGGCCAAGGATTCAGTCAGGAGAATATGTTGTTATTGAACCAAATACGCCAGTACATCCAGGTGATGAAGTCTTTGTAAGGACCAAAGACGGTCACAACATGATAAAGATCATGAACAAAACAAGAGACGGTGATTATCAGTTTAGTAGCATAAACAGTGATCACCGCCCAATCACTCTTCCTGTTGAAGAAGTTGATAAAATGCATTTTGTTTCAGCTATTGTGAAACACACCAGGTACGTAGACCAGGACGATCTGCCAAAAGTTTGAGGATAAAGCAGCAAATGTTTATACCCGGCATAGTAGTCGCTGTTGTAATCATCTGCTTCATATGGGCAAAGTTATCTCCTGTAAGCTCTAAGCATACAGCTGAACTCATGAGGAAGAAGAATCTTATACATGAGGCAGAATCGATAATTAAAAAGTTCAAAGGCATGTCATACGACGACATGTCATCAGAGCAGATTGCTATGTATAAATGCGCCATTGAGCGCCTTGACTACTTAAACGGACTCAAACCCAAACACACCCCAGTAGAATCAAAATTGCCGCAATGGCCAAGCAATCCAAATAGCTTCTGACATCTCCTTTCAGCCCGCAAAGCGGGCTTTTTTATATCAATCCAAAAAATTAATTACCTGAAAATTCAAGCAGGTAAACTCTCACATCAATTTTATTTACCTACAGGTATAGACATGGGTTTTACCTGTAGGTATATTTTAAGCCATCAGCAGGACGCACTGACCACCATGAAGGTGAGGCTCTTAAAAATTTAGCCCTGAAGAAGGGCAGCATTCAAAGCAGAAGGCTTTGGGGTGTGGTGAAGCCAGCTAGTCACTGGCAAGTGCTTACCTACTGTTGAGCGGTGAAGCGCTCCCAACGCTAGCAATAGCGTGGACGAGATGGGGAGCCGCGGGCGATAAGGCCGCCATAACGCGCACGTTGTCGCATGGAAAAATCACTGGGGTGCCGGTTATACCCCTCCGAATGAGACTCAACAAGCTGGAGCTAGACTACCAGCCACCACACCACCAAAGCTAACTGACAGGAGAATCCAGATGGATGCACAAACA